ATTAATGTCTGCATTAACAATTGAGTTAGATAAAGCTAACTTACTGTAAGCAATAGCTGCTGATGCTGAAATATTACTATCAGTTAAAGCCCCTAGATTAACGTTAGCATCAGGCATTATGAGAGATCTAACGGTACTTGCACTAACATTAGATACATCAAAAGCTAATTGTTTAGTAGGATTTGTATTGTCATTAATTCTAAATACGTTTGATAAGAATTCATTAGTAGAAATAGCTAATTGGCTATAGCTTGAACCATTTGCAACAAATAGTTCATTTGAACTTGTGTTCCAGTAAATAGCCCCAGCCGATACGTCAGCAGGGTTTGCTGAGAAATTACCTACGCGTACTGGTTGTGAAATTTTAAATATATTAGCCATTTTATCCCCTTGATATCATTGTATTAAATCTTTAAATACTTATTAAAAGTCTATACCCACTGTCGGATACTATATTTTAAAAAAGCATTAAATCCTGTGTTAGTTGTCGTATATTGAATATTTACATTTCCAGCTGATACTGATGTAGAAAATGTCACACCTGTGACATTATTTAAATCTGCAAATGCGTTTGTTAATGTAGCACTAGACGCATCGTTAGCAATTAATAACATTCCAACTTGTTTAGATGTATTACGAGTTAATGAATATTCAATTACTGAAAAATTATAAGTACTTGCGCTATAACTAAAAGCTGTGATTGGACTGGCTTGATTATTAACCAAGCTTACTGTAGAACTTAATGCATGTATAGCTAATCCATTAAGATTTAATACTTTACCGGAGTTGTCCCATTCTAATTGAGCGTCACCTGAAAATGAACCGCCATTATTAAATTGAATTGAACCGCTGGGTCCGCCTGGAGATCCGCTTCCGCCAGTTGCGTTCCAGCTAGAGCCGTCCCATATGTATAGGGCATTAGTATCAACTACAACCCTAACGTCACCTATGGAATTACCTACCGTAGGTAAAGATGCTAAAGTGTCTACAGCTGATTTCCAAGTGACTGCCCCACCTTGGCCTAATTTAATATAAACAGATGACATTATTCAATATCACCTTTTCCATTTATTTGAACATTGAGAGTTCCGGTGCCAGAGGTTGATGTATATACAACTTTTAATTTATCATAAAATGCACTAGTAACTTCCCATAACACTTCACCAGTGGAATTAACTGCTGTTTCTGATCCAGTTATATCTACAAAATTAATATCATCTAATGATGCTTTTAATTTGATAGTTCCAACTGGTGATCCGGTCCATTTAGCATATACGCTATAACCATTGGTTTTTGACATATCAGTTACAGTTGATTCCACATCGGTCGACATGTCACCATTTGTAACAATCTTTACATTATATAAATTTTCCATATTATAACGCCCATCGTCTTACGTTATATCTAATAGTTCCTGATGTGCCTGTACTTGTGGTGGTATATAAAAGTCTTATATTTCCGCTATTTATATCGGCATTTAATGTAGTACCTACGTCTCCGATATCTACCGTACCGAATGAGGTCATTTGTACTGTAGTTCCGTCTGTTACCATTAATACAGATCCAGTTTCATAATTGCTTCCACGTTTTATACCGTATTCAACGATTATTGAATTATTTGAAGCCGCTGTATATGAAAAAACAATGCCATCGGTTGTATTATCAGTTAATGCACTTTGTGTACAAGAATCTTCAGTTCTAGTTAATGATGCAGAACTTACATACGCAATTGCATTAGAATTTATTTGATGAGTTTGAGATCCACCTGATACACCAAGTGTCCAAAGTCCGTTAGAATTAACACTTCCAGTTACAGTTCCAGTTGGGGTAGCTTGTCGAAAGTTAAGTGTTGCGCTACCTGCGTCTGAACCTATTGCCCATCGATTAGCAACGGCATTTTCAACTATTGAAAAATATGGACCTCTTCCAGAATTGGCCCTTAATTGTAACTCTAAAATAGCAGATGTTGCTGTATTTCCAGTTAATAAATTATCTGTTCCAGCAAAGTTAAAGGTAAGATCTGTATTACTATTAAGATACATCCCTTGGCCGGTTTGATTTGTAAATGAATATGATGGAACTGATGCTGAACCATTTGGTGCTCTAAAAGCTATAGTAGGTGTAAAATGACCATTTGCAGTATGTATTACTGTACCGGCTGTGGCGCCAAACGTCCATGCACCTGCTGAAGATACATTACCAACTTGAGTTGTACTTATTGAGAAACCAATTCCTGTACCGCCAGATAGATATATACCAGTTGTAGAATCTGATCTAAATGATAATGCAGGTAACGCGGCGGTGCCATTAACTAATCTAAGAGGTAATACAGATTCATTGTATGTAGCAGAAAAATTCCAAACATTTGCTCCAGCTACTGCAACACTTAATAAATTACTGCCCCCTCTATATATACCAAGGCTTGGTTCACTTGTAAATGCTATAGAAGGCGCACCTAATGTTCCATTTGGGAATAATGATTGAGCTAGAAAGCTAGTTGCGGCATTTATTGTTAATGTATCAGCAGGGTTATCACCTATTGTTGTATTACCTGTAATACTTAAATTAGTAAAACTACTTGTTCCACTGAAAGTACCATTTGATATACTTGGTGAACTAAATGTACCGCCATTTACTGTGGGGGTGTTAATAGTTGGACTATTAAAAGTTCCACCTGTAAAGGTAGACCCTGTAAAAGTTTTATTTGAAATAGTTTGAGCTGTGCTTAAATTAACTAAATCTATGCTATTCCATGATGGAACTGCATCAATAGACCCTGCGCCAAATGCTAAGTTACCAGAATTAGTTGAATTTCTAAATGAAATAAGATCAGTATTAGCTAATCTTATTTGACCTGCACTAGATATATTACTTGATCTAGTTTTATAATAAAGTGATTTAATACCATAAACTGCACCAAAATCAACATCGGCAGTTAAAGTAAACAATCCTCCGGTTTTTTTGAGGGTATTTTGAGTTATAGCAGATGCCCAATTTGTTGCATCTGGTCCCCAACCTTCTGAAGAAGTAGTTGGGTAGTTATATGTTATACCAGCTATTGTTAAAGGAATCGACATTAAATATCTCCTGTTAATGAAAATAAGCCGCCAGATTTTTGCAGAGTACACTTAGTAATTGCAACAGTCCAGTTTGTACTATATGGTCCCCGTTCTTTGTCAGTTAACTCTGGATATTGATATATGACGCCATTTACATTTAGTGGATCTGCCATTTATGATCTTCCTGTACCCTGGCATATTTAAAAGTATTCCAGGGGTCAATAGGTTTTTGCTTAAGCCGCTGGAGGAATAATAGTATCTGAGTCAAGAGTAGCTGCTGTTAAAACTAGACGACTTCTAGACATGTTATTGATTTCCTTATATACTTAAACAGGACTGTAAGGCTACAACATCTATACACCATGTAGAGAAGCACAAGTTAAGTAATTATTTATATTATACTTATTAAGTTATTAATATAAAAGGAATTTCTTAAAGGGTTGAATATACCCATTTTGGTAGTGAGGAAGATTTAATAATTTACACAATAAAAAAGGGAACTAGTTAAACCCGAAATGGCAAAATTGTTATTAATTAGCACCAAGGGGTTGACAACCAAGGGGGTGATTACATAGGAATAAAACGATAACCCTTGTATTCGTTAGATCTACTGCCATTAAGAATCTCGATAAGAGTTTTTGCGGTTATCATAAGAGCTTTAGTGCACTTGGCCCTACTGCTGTATACTTGCTCTTTTTGTGTAGAAATTTCAATTACTCGAACAGCCTTACTGGTAGCAGCTTGTGCCTTTAACAGACAACCAGATTTTTCCCAGCTCTTTAAGACTTTCATTTTGTCTGAATGTTCTTTAAGCTTATCCTCTGTCCAGTATTCTCGAAACCCAGACAGACGAGTTGTCTTTTGCTCATCTGTTAACTCTTTCCATCTAGCAATTTCTGTGTCAGCCTTTTTAAGCTTATTCCCAGGGGTTGACCAGTATTCCATAGATGATAGAGAAGATTGCTGTTTACTTGCTGCTTCTCCGATGGACGCACTATAATCTAATAAATATTTGGTGATTTTTGCTTTATACTCTGGTTGAGCAACCAACTGTTTTTGTATGACGGACATTTTTTCTTTAGATTCAATGGTATGCTTACCATTTGCGCCGCCACTCTTTAGATTATAACCATTTGGAGCTAAAGAATTTAAAGTATCAATAAAATAGATTTCTTTTAAATTAAGTTCTTCTTCACTAGAGCAACTACAGATGGGTTCAATGATAAAATTTATGTAGCCATATTTTGATATGGATGAATGTAGAGCAGAATTACTTCTGTTCTTCCTGGATGCAGTTTTGTGCATCTTCCATCGTCGTTTAAGACTGGTTGTAGTTTGACCTATGTAAATTTTACCATTAATTTTATTGGTTATTTTGTAAATAATTCCGTAGTTCATATTTTTAGTATAACATATCCAGGGGTTAGCTGTCAAGTAGTATATTCATCCCAGGTGCTGTTTGTCAAGTGTTATATTCATCCCAGGTGCTGTTTGTCAAATGGTATATTCATCCCAGGGGTTAGCTGTCAAATGGTATAAGTTACACTGATTAGCCTCTATTGTTTTAAATATTAAAAAGGGAACTAGTTTAACTAGTTCCCTTTAAACATGTTTAAAACGTAATTAAATTACGAATTAACGATGTTGTTGATCTTAACTAGTCTAGCCGGAGAGTCGCTAAATAAAGTTTGATCAGTATACGATCGGAGCTCATATCCGGCCGAGCTTGTAAGTTCCAAGAAGAAATCTTCTTGTTGTTGGCGACCTGGCATTTTGAAGCTGATGTTCATAGCGCCAATTCGTTTCAAGCGTTTAGGAGGAAATACGAAAGCTTCGCCTTCTTTGATATAGATAGAACTGACGATGTCAATTTTACCATTTTGTCCGTGAAAGCAATATTCAGAAGCGCCGTTTTCAAGTTTGCTTGTCTTATAGCTGTCATCATACATACGAAGAGCAGCTTGATCTGAACTAATGTTAGCCCAGGTCTTAGGAGAAAGCATACATACTACATCTTGATCAAGACCGCGTTCTACAGGAAGTGCAACAGCAGCAAGAATCTTTTGGAAACTAAGAGCTGCAGAAGCTGCACTATAAACGTTCCCTTTCCAGAGAGCGTATACAGAGGCGTCGATATTGTAAAGTACACCGGTGTTAGTGATAATTCGATCCAAGCCGAATACGTCGTTTAACAACGATCCACGTGGAATGAAAAATGCACCAGCGCCGATAGCACCATCAACTGCGGTTAAATCGGTTGCATTTCCGGAAACCGAAACTGTACGAGCAGTAAGGTCTACAGAAGTTACAACAATTTGAGCATTCGAGTTAATCTTATCACCAGATGCTGTAGGAACAGCAAGAGAAGTTGCATCCAAAGGCATGTTTTCAGAACCAGCCCAGATACCAGAAGCCCAGCTAGCAGTAGCTAGTGTATACACTCTAGTACCTCCAGCGCCAGAAGTTGCTGAAATTTTACCAATATTTGTTCGTCCATAAAGACAGCTAATTTCAAGGCGTTTAGCCATTGAGTTAACCATGTTTTGAACCATGAGAGAAGTAGCTTTTACGAAAGCTTTTCTATCATTAGATGCACGTGCAGCAGCTTCATAGCTCATTTGTGAACGAATAAGCATTTGCGATCCGTTTAATTGAGCGTCTTTGAAGATAGCAGCTACGGCGTTTTCAAGAGAAAAAGCACCTGAGTCTGCAGCAGCGTACGTTACACCTTGTTCATGTGAAAGTTGTCACTTTCTTTGTTACTACTCTATTTCTAGAGCGGAGAAACCGCTTCGGGTTTCTCTCTTCCATTTTATTTATATTGGAAGGTCAGACTATCGCATCTCCAGGTATTTAATCTGGAGTTAAATCATTTAGTCGTTCACGGTTAAGTGAGTATTTTATAAGAAGAGCATCTGACACTAGGTTCTTATTAAACCTATGCCAGCTACCATTATGGGCTTTTTGAAAATGACATTTAGAACAAACTGTTACTAAATTATCTATATCTAAAAAAGCCTCTGGTTTAACCCAGTATGGTAATCTATGATGTGCATGTAAATGTCCACCTACTTTTTTACAGTAATGGCAGGTAAAGTTATCTCTATGAAATGTCCTATTTCTAACAGGAGCAAATTCATGGATTTTAAAATCTCTAGGACGTCTTATATATTTACCGTCTTTATAGTTAGGATTTCTTTCACCTGTCATCTGTTTTGATCGTTCTCCAATCTTTCGTTTATTTTCTTCGGTATGTTTCTTACCTTTAAACGCAGATGGTTGACCTTTTCTAGATGAACTTATTTTTTTTGCTACTTCTGGGGTATGTAGTTTTTCATATATCCCAGTGTTTTCTTTATTTCTTATAGAAGCAGCTTCACTTTGAGTCCTTAACACTCTGGCTTCTTTTAAAAGCCGTTTTACTGCCGTTGCACTTGTATTATTTCTTTTAGCTACCTTATAACAGCTATTTAATTCTAAATAATCTGATATTAATTTACTAAGAGGTATATCTTGTGCAAGTTTTTTCACTTATTCCGCCTTGTTATCCTATTGAGTCATTATACTCTTTTAGGAACTCCAAGTCAATTAGATTTAATTTTTCCTTATAACTTATAAGTTATATTAGGCCGCACACTTTACGGGTTGATGATACAAATTCAATTATGTTATCGTAAAGGCTTTTTATCCTCTACTTCTTACAGTTTCCCGTAAGTTCAGCGTACATTTTCACTATTTCTAGTGTTGCGGGCTCTTGGGTACTTATATTCTCTTTCGAGTTTCATTACCTACGCGTTACGGACTTCATAGCTATTACACTATTTTCGCCCTCGGTATTAGCATATCCTTCATCAGAGGAATTAGCCTTCACCGATACATCGCAATTTTTAATCGGCAGTTTGTTTGATTTTCTTATATTTTCTTTTGCTTAAAGTGGTTGTAAATTAGTATAATTACAAGCTTTAAGAAATTAAATATAAAAATCAACTATTTTCGACCGATTTCTTTGGCAGCTTCGATATAAGGTACTAATTTTAGTAACTTAACGCCATCTGGAATCAGATTTTCAATTTTGTCAGCGTAAACTTCCTTCTGTTTAACTAGTTAATATTACTAGTATATTTCCCTCTATTACTAGGGGCATGGACTATATCATCTAATAGAATTAACTATTAGGTATGCACTGTGACATTTTAAATTGATAAAGATCTTCTATATATCTAAATTTATATTGCATACTTTTAAATTGCAATATAAATTCTCTAATCTTTGCCCATATTTTTAAACTATCGGCTTGATTAAACTTAATAAATGGATAAGTTTTATTATCCTTTTTTCTATTAACTAAATGAATCTTAGAATCTATATCAAAATTAGTTTTTAACCATTTGATAACGATTTCTTGAGTTTCATTTGATTGATCACAAGTAAATAATCTAAATCTAGCTCCATAGTTCTTTTTAGAACCATCTGCTAGTTTAGAAATACTTGGTTCAACATATCCATCATCCATGAGCCATACGGCAAATGCAAGTTCTGGATGTCGAATAAATGGAAGTATTCTAGCTATATCCTTTTTGTTTGCAGGATAGGTAAACTTGTGCCATGCTCTAAATACATTATTTGTAAATTGAACTTGGATACTTTTACCTTTGTGGCCTTGTCGCATTTTAATTTCTTTATTAAAAATATTAGAAATTAATTGAGCTTTCCATGATTGGTAGTCAGCCTGTGACGTGCCGTGATCTATATTTAAGCTAGTATAACTATCTTTGCCTCTTTTATGGAAATTTCCATCTCCTAAAATAAGCATTAATATCATACTTCGTTTATCTTTATTAAGCATCTTTATCTCCTACTCGCTAAGCGATCTGGATAATTTTTATGTCTAGTCTCTGAACCTTCTGTATTTCTACAGCTTGGCTGCTGATTGTCCTGTATTTCAGGAGTTCCAGCAATTCACATACTTTTCTTGATCATTATATCATACGCTATGATATATGTCAAGGAGGGGTTAAACCTCACCTATTCAAGAAATTATTTAAAAAGGCCGTTCAGTGTACTGACTGTATTTGGAGTTGACATATTTTATATTTTCCTTTTCAAAATATTTTATATTTATTGCTTTAAATTCGCTGAATGTTTGGATTCAACACAAACTTAAATTACAATGATTTTTGTTATTTTGAAGTATCATTCTCAGGTTAGCTTTTAGAGGGTAGTCTATTAAACATCCTTATTAGCTAGAGAATAAGTTCGATATACCTATTTCTAGGTACAATATACTTATTAAATATAAATTTATTTTAAGTAGAAATATAAATCAGGGGTATCTGGATATAACCCTGTGAATTTAGGCATTAAATTGCTATTACGCTTTGGGGTATATCCTTCTGGATACGTGCCTAATATCAATTTATTATAGATTAAAGCGTATGAGCTTCCTCTAAGGGCTGGCCCTACGCTTCCATCTAGATCTGGATTAGTATTATGACATGATGTGCATTCGGAATTATAAACAGCTTTACCTCTTGTATAAGGGGTGGATTCCCCTTGTGGGCCTGAGCAGGCTGATATGAATACAAGTAAAGATAAATATTTAAACATTATTGTTTTTTCTTTTTAGATAATTTATTCATTTCATTAAAATAACATATATAAATACATTTGTCAATAAAAAAAAGGCGGTATAGTTTAGTATACCGCCTTCTAATTAATATAAAGGAGAGTTATATAATTATTTCAAATACTTATCCATTTCTTTTTGGAAGTCGTCCATGCTTAAACCTTTTTTAGGTTTATTTGAATCTTCTCTAGATTGGGTTGCAACTGCATCTGTTTTAACTGGAGATGCTGGGGCCTTAGCTTTAACCTTATTTACTTCATATTGGCGAATTTCTTTAAGTTTATTTTCACCTAAAAGTTTAATAAGATCTTCAACTCCATAGTTATTATAAAGTGATTTATGTTCTTCTTCTAAATCAGTTCTAACTCTAGGAGCTACATCCAAGGGCGAAGCTTCATATCCATTTTGAAGAGCAGATGCCATGTAATCAGCGATTCTTGCTACTGTTTTTGGATTTTTAGGAAGTTTATATTGATCAATAGCTTTAATGATTTGATCTTGAATATCAGTTTCATATTTAGCTTGAAGTTTAGTAATTCGTTCTTCTCTTTGTTCTGCAAGCATCTGATCTTTTTCAGCTTTTAAACGATTAATTTCTTCCATGATTTCAGATTTTTGGAGTTCTTCAGGAGTCATCATTTGTTTTTGAGCTTCTGCCATAAGATATTCTTCAGCCATTTTACGTACATCATGACCGAGGGATTTTAAAGCTTTAGATGGATCTTTTTGAAGAAGTTCTAAAATAGCTTCAGCTTTTTTACGAGTGGTTGAAGCTTGTTCAAACTTTTCATGGGCACCAAGGCCTAATTGAGCTAAACGTACAAGTTCAGCTTCTGATGTTACTTCTCGTGTTTTACCTTGAGATTTAAGCATCCATTTTTTGATAGCAGCTTTAAGTTCAGTCTCTGTAGGTTGTTTAACTTCTGTAGGACTAACTTGTTCAGCAATTTCATTTCCAGCTTCTGCAACTTCTGTTGCTTCATGTGGAGCTGCTAAAGTTACATCTGAATTAGAAGAATCGACTGCGGCTGGCGCTGGTGTACTAGAAATAGAAGGTGCATTATCTGACATATTATTTTCCTTTTTTACGTCTCTTTATGAGATAGTTATTAGTTGTCCATCTTCATTATTGAAGGTAGAACTTATAAAATACTTATTAAACGTCTATACTATTAGCTAAATCCTGATCATATGCCCTTTGTGTATAAGTTATTGGAAAGGTAAACGTTGGGATATTTACTATAGAATTAGCTTTATCTTTAATCTTTGTATATCCTAATGCAGTTAGATCTCCACTTAACTCTAAAGACGTACAAGTAAAATGAAATACCTTTGTAATATCAAGTGACGGACCTTTGGCATCAGAACGGGCTTTATTAATAAAAAGGCTAATATGAAAAGTTACCTTTAGATTTACTTTATCACAGTTAAGCTCAGTGATTTTCCAGTACTTACCTGAGGTTCCATTAGGTAGGATTTTTGTTTTTTCTAAGGCCATTATTATCTCCTTAAACTAACTCTACTATTACCCAACCAACTACTGAGGTTTCAGTGACGTCAGTTGAAAGAATATCAAAGCTTGTTCCTGCTATTACGTTTGTAATTGATAAAAATCCTTGAGTTCCACCAGCAGCTTGAACAGTAAGCATTACATTGCAAGTTGCTGTAATTGCTGTGGTTGCCACTGTGACAGTCCCTGCGACTAACGTTGCCTGTCCTGCTGTTGCTGCTCCACCTGTTGATACAAGGCCTAGTAGTCCAATATTATCAATGGTGTTATTGTTCATTTCTAGAGTACCAGTGCCAGCTAGCTCTAGTAGAATTCCAGGGGCAGACGTTTTAGTTGTACCACCAATAGTTAATGACTTAGCAAACCAGTTGTCAGCTCCAGTGTCATCTACGTAGAGACCCCAGACGTTTACTCCAATTCCAGATCCGCTTAGATTGGGATCAATTCGAAGTCCGTACAGGTTAGTAACAACTAGACTACCACCAAAAGGTAGTATTCCGCCAGTTCAAAACATAGCACAGT